GCGCAACCCATTTTAGAAACTCTAAAATGTCCCCGCAACGATTCGCCACACCGCGCGGTTGGTGTCTTACCCCTTCTCAGTTAGAAGGGTTGACGCCACCTAAGTTTCAGGTGTACCGACTTAGGTCGGCCCTGACGCTCAAGGTGCTTGACGTCGTTGAAAGGTAGCAAGCCTCTCTTAGTCAAACACTTCAAGAGGGCGCCCTCATCCGAAATCGGTGATTTCGGAATGCGAGAGTCTACCACATAGCCCCTAACCATAGGGCTCTGCAGTGCTTCACTCACCTTGTCATAATCATACGACAAGGCTGTGTGTCGCCCGACTACGGAGGAATCTGGGTGCACTTTCGGGTAATGAGGTAAAACCTCACCGATTATGTCATCCAGAAATCTCACACTGCTCATCAACCCGTTTGCATAAAACTGGTTTCTGAGTGATACAGTGGAGATAACCTCTGGAACGTCAGTGCGTCGCTCAGGGAAACTCCTACGTACGCGAGAAATAGAAACATCCTCGCCAGCGTAGAACTCCCCTCCACAACTCTCTCTGAACCATCCGGTCCAGAAAGATTTGTGAGCGTTCACCTTGAAACCAAACAGTTCCAAGGCGGCTGCGACGCTATCCGCATGTTCACTAGGGATGATAATATCATCCCCGTAAACGCGCACACGACCAGCAAACTCTTCTAAGAGCTTGCTGTTCATTGGACGGCCTGTCTCTTTGCAGATCGCATAGAATATGACGGTCAAGAAGACCATCGATTCTATAGGAAAACAAAGAGCCGAACCCATAGACGCGAACTTGGACAGTGTTATAACTTGTCCTCGTACATCCGCTCTTAGGGATCTGCTGGACTGGACAGCTTCACTCACGTGAGGCCATCTATCCATCATCTCCTTCACGAGCAGATTGGAAACGCGGTCGGAGGCTTCGCTAAGATCTAGCGTAGCCAGACTCCCGTCAAGGGAGCCCATCATCGCCATAGCCTGGTTAGGGCTCTGGTGACTGAATCCGAGCATATCGAGAAGACCGTATTTACGGTCTTCAAGATATTCAACGAGTGAAATAGATAGAGCTTGTTGTGTGTATTGCATACACGTAGGCTCTATTGCTATCACTCGAGGCGTTTTCTGCGTTTTAGGAACAAGAACGACCTTAACGGGTCGCTCTTCTCCGGGTTCCAGGAAGGTTACACGGTCAAGAAGGTAGTAATACCTCCAGTTTGGAATTGCGTACTCCCCATAAGGGAAGCCGCCTTCTTCCAAGCGCCTGGTCCATTCGAGCAGATTAAACTTCTGGTTTCCCTTTAGTTTATCTGCCGTCTTTCCAGGCCCGTGCTTCGGAATGAGCGTACCATAGCTATCATGGGAACTTCCCATCGATGCATAGTACACGTCCCCATCCAAACGGGTGAGGACCTCTCCGAATAGCCACTTCGAGATGTGCCGAAATGAGCTAAGCTCATTTCGCCAATCTACACTTCCTTCCTCTCGGTCGGAAGCATAGGTATAAGGATACAACGATCTCTCGTTGATATCCTGCACAATGCTTTTCTCGAAGTCAGCAACTTCCTGTTCGCAGGTGAGATAGTTGACGATAGCAGCGTCCTTCCTTTCGGAAGTACACTCCTTTTCCATCTTGCCAAACATCAGCGTTAGCTGACGCACGGCAAAGATAGCGTCGACAAGACGGACGAAGTTATGATAATCGCCCGCCTTAATCTCATGTAGCCGACCAGTGTCGCGATCGAAAATGAGCTCCAGAAACCCTCCGAGAAATACGGGGAGTTTCGCCTGTTTCTTGAAACCTCGAAACAGGTCGGGAGTGACCTCTTCTTGCCTGAGACCTGTTTCCAAGTCTCTCGCGAAAAGCGGTAGGGTCAGAGTGAAAAACTCTTCCCCCTCATTTTCAAACCGTTGCGTGACTGTTTTCCAATCACGCACTGTGCTAATGCGACACCAGGTACCCAGTTCATCGAGTACCGTATGCCAGAACAGCATCAGGCTTTTCATCCACTTGCTCCTTTCTATGAGCTAAGGGATCCATATAGCTATGGTGTTGCTGCAAACTAGGAGAGCCAGGGAGGACCGTCTTTCGACGGCCCCCCCTAGCACCCTCCCATCATCAAGACCGGTCCCGTAAGGGACCCTGATGCTGGAGCCGGAATCGAGGAGTACGGGGTAATACCCCTTACGACTCGCCGCCCAGAATCTTGACGATGTTGGCACCAGAAGAAGCAGCTAGGTTGGCGACTAAGCCATCCCAGATTGCCTTCACCTCAGCCGGCGTATAGCCGACTGGGGGCCTGTCGAAGGAGATGTTAATCCCCATCGAATAAAGCAGGTTCTGAGCCGTGACCAGTGGGTCAGCTGCCACCTTGCGGTGAGTCAGCTTAATAACACTGCGGTTGCGCTTCGCATAAGAATGCTTGACCTCCAAACGGAGGTTAGTGTCATCCTTGCTAAACGCCCCCTCATTGTTACCAGTCCCGACCCTGTTAAGGGTATTGGGAGTCGCACTGATCGTGATAGTTTGCGGATCAGCAATTGCCACAGCGGTTGTCCTGTCAATTGACGATAGATGGTTATCCATCGACTTGTTGGTTCTGAGACACTGTCTGTGCCCCAGGGCGGTAGCTTGTTACCGCACTCGGGTGATCCCAAGTGCAGCTGCGATTGCTTTTTGGTGGTTGGAAAGACCATCAAAAACCAAGCCAAATCCATATGGTGATGCAGGTACACGTTTCTTCGTCTCCTGGACATAACGGTAGAAACCGTTACTGCCCTGGTATTCGAAGGACGTCGACTCCTCGTAAGAAGAGTGCGACATCATGTACCCGTATTGCATCACCAAGCCGTCGACTCCTAGATTGCTTACATTGGTGATTATATCACCCGTGTTCGCAACCCAGTCGCCGGCCCAGCTCCAAGGTGCCAACTGCCAAAGAGTATCCGGTGTTAACCGAATACCCAGCAACTTCTTAGCATCAGCGTAATGCTGTGCTGCGAGGTTCATCGAGGAATCGATGGGCAGATGGTACTTAAAGCACCCACTGAACCATGACTCTGATATATCTATCGAAGTCGTGTGTGCTTTGCAAGGTCGAGTTGGCGCGCTCGGGGAGAGAAAACCACCCCCGGACGTACTCTTCGAGACCCTGCTTGGAGGAAAGACGAATCGTCGCCTTGCTTTCTGCCCAGCACCCTTATGGTAACCTTCCAACACTTTGTGATGGTCGATCACTGTACGGGCAAACTGGTGCAAGTCAGCTACCAGTGGTTTCCATCCGAACTCTAGATTGAGATATTCAGACCCACTCCCCTTAAGGAAGTTGGTCTTCTCTCTCCAGAGCTCGGTACCACTGGCACTAGGAATCCCATCCTTCTTTAATTCCCCGATTGCTCGGGGCAAGGAGAAGGCAGGATTGTTGGGCGCAACTTCCGAAATCGCTTTCGTACCGAGCACGTTTAACTGTGCATCGGTTTGAGCAGC